AAGAAGTGGAGATTGAAAGGGATTAGGAATGGTAGATTCTAAACTAAAATCCATAACTGAATCAATTGTAAATATAATTCCAGGATTCTTTATTGCATATTTATCTAATCTTTACATATTACCATTATTTGCAGAAGGAATTGCATCATCAGACTCTTTTACCATGTTACAGATTGGATTTTGGTATACTATAATCTCAATAGTCCGTAGTTATGTATTTAGAAGATTATTTGAAAGATTGGGTGAAAAAGAAAATTTCTATACAGTTTTGAGGAGAGTTAGAAAATGAGTGCACAATTAAGGAGGGGAAACTAACATTTCATTATTTAAAACATCTGACTACAAGTCAAAGAACCAAAAAATAACATCCAAAAAAACCAAATTACCAACTCAAAATAAATCAAAGCCTGTATTCTGTAGGAACTGTGGAAAACAAAATACAGAAGCAGCTAAAATATGTATTCAATGTGATGTAACAATCAGAATTCCAAAATTAAGGAGACCACTAAAATAAAATGAGTGTACAAATTCTATCCTGCCCATACTGTACATTCACAACTGAATCACCCATTGGGTTAAGAGTACACCTTGGCAAGGCAGCACATACGCCCAAGAAAAAGAGGAGTAGACTATGAGCTTTACTGGAAATAACATTTACAAGTCATTTGATGAGATTGACAACAAATACAAAATTATTTACGCTGATCCTCCTTGGGAATATTCATCAGATCCAAACTCAAAACGTGGCATATGGGGCTTGGCACATACTCTATACAATACGATGAAAATTGATGATTTGAAACAACTACCTGTACCTGATATTGCAGACGATAATTGTATTTTATTTTTGTGGGCTACATTTCCAAATTTACAACAAGCTCTGGACGTAATGAAATCATGGGGTTTTACATACAAAACAACTGCATTTGTATGGGAAAAGCTAAGCAAAACTAACAACACTCCAAAAAAATACGGATTAGGTTGGTACACAAGAAGTAATTGCGAAATTGTACTTTTAGGAAGAAAAGGAAAGTTTGATAGAAAATCAGCAGCAGTACAACAAATAATAAAATCTACAATCAGTAAACACTCAGAAAAACCAAACGAGGTGAGAAATAGAATCTTAAAACTATGTGGAGACTTGCCACGAATAGAACTTTTTGCTAGAACTAAAGTTCATGGATGGGACGTATTTGGTAATGATGTAAAATTAACAAATCCTCCGTTGGAGGCATTCTAAATTGGGTATTGCTGATTTGGAAAGACTCGTGTTGAAATCTGCAATTAAAAGATTTTTAAAGAAAATAAATGTTGTTCCTTCTGGATGTTGGGAATTAACATCTTACATAACCCCTGATGGATATGGTACATTTTGGTTTAATGGAAAAACTATTCTTCTTCATAGATTTATTTATGAATATTATCACGGTGCAATTTGTCCTGACTTGGAAATTGATCATTTGTGTAGGAACAGAAAGTGTGTAAACACTGATCATTTGGAAGCTGTAACTCATATAGAAAATTGTAAAAGAGGATTAGTTGGAAAAATTAATAACTGGGAATCAAAAAAAACCCACTGTCCACAAGGACATGAATACACTCCTGAAAATACGTATAAACACAATAACAAAGGAATTATTCATCGTAGGTGCAACATTTGTAATAAAAACCATCAAAAAATTTATAGAATGAAGGTGTAAATTATTGGGAATTATAGACTATCCAATTCTTCATGAAATCTATCGTCAATGTGTGTATTGTTGTAAAAATAATAACCTTCCATTTATTTTTCATGTGGATTCTGGAGACTATGAGACTGTCATAGCAATTGATGGAAATACATGGCACAAGCCAGATGTAACACAAACCTGGGAGACAGTAAATGGCGATGTGTACTGTCCTGACATTATCGAGTATTCACATAATATAATCATAGAATTCGAAGAAGAATCAGGGCCACGCAAGCCAGGGGCACACTTGGCTAAAAAAGGACATGGCCATGAAGGGGATACAGACACAGCAAGGGATACAAGAAGGAATGAATCATACCAGAATGCAGGATTTAGGGTATTTCGCCTGTGGGAATCAAACTTTAAAAATAAAAACTGGAAGGTACAGCTCTTCAAGTTTTTGATTGACTGCTATGTGACAGAGGAAGAGAAATGACAGTTAAGACAAAGGGGAAGTTACAATTCAAAGTAGTATGTCCTAAATGTTTACGAATCTATATTCAACCTGTACCTTTAGTTTCAAAAGAAAACGAAATGAAGTTCAAATGTGAAAAATGTGATATTATATTAGCGAGGTTTGAGTTATCTAAATGACTAAATCACAGTCTAATCAAAAGAGATATGAGTCAATTATTTGTTTTTTTATTGGTCATTTTTGGGGAATATATTCAATACATGGCAGAGGAATGGACAGACCAACATTCCAATCAAAAACTTGTGTTAGATGTAATATTACGAGGTCTAATTATTGACTAAATTACATTCTAATCAAACGGTTACACACATACAAAATTGTATTAATCGCACAAATATTGCAGCAGGCCATGCAGACTGTGAATGTAAATGCCACATAACCGAAAGGAGAAATAACAATTAACACCATTTGATTAATCCTTTATATACTAAAACCAAAACCTTTTTTAAAAATACTATACACTATATTATATAATGCCTAAAGGAGAATCTGAAATGGATTATAACAGCAGAACACTGCAAAGCATAGTATTTGATCAAGCATCCAGATATTTCAAATATAGTAATGAATTCAAAGAGCGTGTAGATGATAAAAATACTGCAGAATTGGCTTGTAAGGTTGGTTATGTATTAAATATTGCAGCAGGAATTCACAAATCATTCAACCAAGAGAAAAGATTAAAAATATTGGAAGAAAAACTCAAAAACCAACCAATCAATACAACTATGTTTGAAGAGACACCACTGGAAAAGTATAGGTAAGTGTCATGATTGAATTTCTTATGATAAACTGGGTATTGTTGATGATTATCATATTCATGTTAACTTCATCTAGTGGCATATGTTATCATGTGACAAGAAAAGACAGAATAATTACTGCTACAAGAATACATGAACAATTTGACCCAGAAAGACAACAAAGAATACGACTAGGATTAGAGCGCATAATAATTGTGGGGGGCGGATTTAGATAATGAATGATACACAATACTGCATCACTTCTAATTGTATCTGTCATACCCAACTATCAAACAATACAGGGCATTGTAACAATTGTTTACAGATTCCTATCTGCTATGACAAATTTAATCCAGAGTTGGATAATAAATTACAAAACTTGAGCACAAAAGGTTTGAAAAGATATACGCCTAATGAATATATTGAACATGTACGTAAAATTATAGGCAGATAATTATGTTACAGTACAGTACTTCTTACTTGACACGATTTACCGCAACCAATAATTTAAAGGATAGGCTAATACATCCTATGCTTAACCTCATCAAATCAAATGTTGAGAAAATTCAATGTATTACACAAATGCAGGAGAAATATAGATGACAATACCCTTTGACGAAAATATGATGAGTATGCTAACTAACAAAAGAAGAGACAATAACGGGAAGATTATGAATTGAGTGCAGCAGGAGCGTGTGGATGCGGTGATGGTGTCAGTCTTAAATTTCTTGCCATATTTTCAGGAATTTTATCTGTTATGATTATTTGGGGTTTTACGCTATGATTAACACAACCATTCTATAGAGAAGAATGACTAGATTTAATTTTCCTACTCGTCTTTTACCTAGTCATAGATTCATGCCTAACTATTTCTACGTCACGTTCTGTTAAATGCCTAATCACACATTTGACTTTAGACTGGAGCAGATGGAGCAGGCACTAAACTCAGATGGAATAGAGATAGTATTACAGGCAGGGAACGTATGGGAGTGGATTCAAAAGTATAGGCCAAACGTAGGAGGAGATACAAGAAACTTTGGCTTGATACCATTCTGGAAAGAGTTCTATCTGGACCCACACAAAAGGAAAGGTGCACTGTGTGGAAGGCAGGTGTACAAAAGTACAGCAGCAACTGATTATCTGTCATACATTTCCACTACAGGTTCATTTAGAAACGCAATGTATGTGATTCATGATCCTACATCCATGGAGTCATTCAGTACAGAAAGAGTCAGGCAAGGCACATTTATGGCAAACCATTCTCTTGCACCATTTTTGCCATACGGAAAAAGGGCTGCAGTAAAAACAATCAACCTTACCAATCATTCCAGGATAACATTTAGGCATTCACAAAATCATTATGCAAACACAGAAGGCCAGACTGCAGACATTACAGTAGTGGATGAAATCCAAAAACAAAACCTGTCAAAGTTCAGGATCCTAAAACATACTATACGCGCAAAAAATGCCCCACTCATCATGTTTGGCATAGGGGCTGAAGAGGGCACAACATTTCATGACATGATAATGAATGAATCAGACATTTACGACTGGAGATATAAAGACAGGTCACCATTTACAGATGAAAAGACTGGAAAAAAATGGAATAATCAGGGATGGAGACATAACCTAACCTTTGATGAATCAGGTATCATCACCAACTCTACTGAACAATTAGAGACCATATTGGATGGTGAATTAGTCAAAATTCACTCAGCGTACAATGATGCAATATACAAGTTTTATCATTTTCCACAGGAGATATTCCCAACCATACCGCTCACCATATCTGACTCTAAGAGGTACAACAGGGATATTGATCAGTCCATAGAGTACCAACAGATACATGATCCAGATGATGTATTTCAGGCTCACTGTATGGGATGGTTCCACGCTGCAAGAGGCAGACCACTTACTTTGGATATAATCCGAAAGTGCTATAATGATCATGTGTCATTTTTGACACCAAACGAAATCAAGTCACTAAAGGAAAAATACAAAAATGCCCTAGTAGTTACTGCTGGAATTGACTGGGGCTCAAATAGAGAGGGCAAGTCAAATACCGTGTTTACTGTGTTACTATGCTGGAAAAAAACACCATATTCTCCTGAACACTATCAAATAGCATACCAAAAAGTATTTGGTGTAGAAAGTTCAGATGCCGAAGAAGCACTAAACATAATTCCACTAATTCAGGCATATCACATAGATAATACTGCAGGTGATATTGGATTTGGCAAGTCAGGCATGAAAATAATAAAAGATACAATTGGTCGCTCACATATCCATTCAGTGTTTACCTCAGGAAACCTGCTGGAGGAGACACATACGTATCAAATGGATATAGAACATGATGAGAAAAAGTTTGGCATCAAAAATGATTTCCTTAGTGTGCATAAAACTGAGCGTGTAGATCATTTGATAGGAATAATAAAATCAACAATTCCAGACGATACAGACCCTACAAACAAAAGAAAGGCCACACCTAAACTAGTCATTCCACACGAAAACCCCCTAGACGTGGAAACCTTGGAGCGTGGATTACTCAAAATAGAAAGGGAGGATTTGATTGTACCCACGATTAATTCAGATATTGACAAACGACAAAAACCTGAGAAAAAATATCTACACTACAAGGATGAGGTATCGGCACTGATTCACGCATTTATTGCGTTTGAAAATTATGACCCTTCACAATTTAAAATAAATGTGATTAAACCCAGAAGGTAACTATTAAATAAATATGATAAGAGAATATATGTACTAAATGAATGAAGAATCAATAAAACATTTAACTGTACAATGGTATATAAAAAAGCCAGTAAAAATTCAAGCAGAGCAAATTCCTTTTGAGTTTACAGTTCACACTTTGGAGGGAATGATGACAGGCAAGGCAGGTGATTATTTGATAACTGGAATTAAAGGCGAGCAGTATCCCTGTAAAAAAGAAATATTTAAGGAGAGTTATGAACCTGTATGATGAATAATGGCTTGTAAAGGAATCTGTCCACAATATGCAACACAAAAACCACTAATGAATAGCAGATATGATGCAGGACAAAAGAGATGTAATACTTGTGCAATATTCATAAACTATACTGGTGTGCTCTGTCCTTGCTGTAATGTAATATTGAGAACCCATCCAAAAAGCAAAAAAAGCAGAACTATCCTGCATTTATAAGATTTGCTTAGGGTTTTAATTACCGCCTGTTATTCTAATAACAATATGGAGAACTCAACTGAAAGTATAGAAAATTCCATTGTTGAAACAACATGGGAAGACAAAGATACTGATCTAGTAGTTCAATACCAAATTGACAAAAAGCTAAACTACCATGCTTGACACAACGATCAGGATTTAAAATCTTATTAAGAAATCACTTTAATGTTAATAAGATTAATATAAGAGTTATTTAATTCTTAATAACAAAGTGGTTCAATGTCTTGGGTACCGCAATGGCACAAACTGTTCACGAATAGTAAGAACCACGCGCAATACATTTTCATGGATAAATTATCAACTATGTTCAACCTGTGCAAAGAATGAAAATACTATTTCATATCGTGAAAAGTTAGACGAGGTTAAATACATATAACTTTTAAAGTCATTTTTAGATTGTGAAATTTTCACTAAGAAACATTAGGAGTAATATCGCAAAAGCCATTCAGCCTTCATCATTTACAGTAAACCCCTTAAAAAATAACAATGCCACTACTTCCTTATCCTTACAGGCGTTAAAATATCACATGAATACGCCAATCACTGAGGCATCCCCTGGAATGTCTCAGCCTGTATGGGGTCCTGAATTATCCACAGTCGGGGCATATTCCAGGGAAGGCTACACATCAAAAACATTTGATACGCCGGCTGTTCCATTTATCGCACAGGCATTGCCATTGCAGATTGATGAGGATGTTCAATTAGTAATTAATCGATTATCTTCACAGGTTACAGGAGGCGAGCATTACATAAAGACTGTATCTTCACAACTAACAGAATATCTGGAAGAATTCTCACACGGCATGGAATTTGACACATTTGATACTATACTAGTAAAAGAATTATTATGGTTTGGAAACAGCATATGGAAGCCTAGAATGGGGATAAGCAATGTAAGATCACTTGATGACTTGATGCACATTCCAATTTCCTCATTTGTAAGGATATGGTGGGACAGGCAAAGACAGCCATACAAGTATGAGTTTAGGGGTGCAGAATACCAGGGTTATCACAATCCTGGTGAGATTATTCATTTTAAATGGAATCCAGTTGACGCGTCATCATTTGGAACAGGGTTTGGCGTATCTGCAACTTCCCAAAGGACCTTTGACATGGTGATTAACGGTGATGAGGTACAGCAAGTTACTTTACCACCAATGCTTGACAGAAAATATGCCATAGAGTTTATCATGCAAATGGCCTCACAAAGATATGTCACCAGAAATATCTACACGGCTCCTGGAGCCAGTGAGGATGAAAGGAATGGCCTACAATCATTGGTGGAGCAGTTAAAAATAGGACAGGACCTAGTGGCAGGCACACAATTGGAAGTGCAGGAGTTGGGCACCAACACACGTACATTTAACCCTCAAGAGTTTATAGAAACTGTAGCCTCGCCAATAATGAAGGCATTAAATGACTTTTCAGGAAAACAGGGCTCTGAAACTTCTCATTCGTTTGCCAATGCCGAGACTGCTAAAGAAGAGTCAGAATCAGGACTTTCCGCATTTATTATAAATGTAAAGACACAGCTTGTCAACAAATTATTCAAGCCATGGTATGAGGCAAATCCATATGCTGGGGAAGAATATCTTGAGGGGCTGATTCCAATAGACTGGAAGGATGTAAAGTTTGACCTAAACTTTGGCACTGTGGAGAAAAAGGACATTCCAATAGAGCAGCGAATTAAGCTGATGGAGATGTATCTGAACCTGCCAATACCCAAGAATCCAAAAACAATAATGAAAATGTTTGAGGAAGCAGGCCTACCAATTAATGATGATGACTTTGAAATGGTAGACCAGCAGATGAATGACCCAACAGGAACCGCTGCATTAGGAAATGTTGATGATGACAAGGATAATAATGATGATAATTCTAGCCAATTACCACAAAATGATATGGGGGGTGGCGAGACAGAGCCACAGTTTAACAATCAGGTTATGGGTGATCCTCCAATGAATGAAGATATTTACAATGACATGAT